GGTATTGCAACGGTGTTTTTACCAATCAAAGAATTGATGATAACAATTGGTTTTTTGGTGGCGATGGATATGGTAGTGGGTATTTGGAAAGCAATCAAATTAGGCCAAAGAATTCGCTCACGCAGGATGAGTGACACAATCACTAAATTGATGTTGTATCAAATTGCAATTGTAAGCGGATTCTTGATAGAGACCTACATAATAACCGAACTTATCCCCATCACTAAGTTGATAGCAACTGTTGTGGCCATCATTGAATTTAAGTCAATAGTGGAAAGTATTGAGTCAGTGACCGGAAAAGATTTGTGGAGTAAAATAAAAACAATCATTGGTAGAAAATCAGAGGACATAACAGATGCAATGACCGATGGAAAAAATAAGTAAATACGTAGACTATTTTGAAGTCACACATAGCAACCAAGCAAAGGCATTAAGGATTAGCAATATTCCAAATGCTGAACAATTGGGTAACTTGAAGCTGGTTTGCACCAATATATTTGATAAAGTGCGTGAGCATTTCGGTAAACCCATTGGCATCTCATCAGGCTTCCGCAGTCACGAACTTAATACACGAATTGGTGGTTCAAAAAGTTCACAACATATGGAAGGGAAGGCATTGGACATTGATGGAGATATTCACGGAGGAGTGAGCAACAAAGAGATATTTGATTGGATAAGAAATAATTGTACATTTGACCAACTGATATGGGAGTTTGGAAGTGAGAATGCACCATCTTGGGTTCACGTAAGTTACAACAGAGAGGGCAACAGAGGTCAAGTGTTACGTGCAATCAAGAGTGGTGGACGGACAGTGTACCAACCATTCTAAAAATATATGGCAGAAAGTCAAAAGACAAAAATCGCAAGAGAATTGCGTGAGCGTTTTCCTGATACACCAACTTTAACGTTGGCTAAGAAATTAAGCAAAGAACATTTTGAGACCTTCTTGGGAGTTGAAGATGCACGTAGTATACTGCGCTACATAGAGGGCAAGAATGGTGTAAGAAATCGCAAAGAAATGACAAATAAATCTTTGGTTAAAAATGAGGATAGACCACGTAACCCATTTAAGTTGCCAAAGTCTTATGCGAAAGGTCGCAAACACATTGATATTAAAGGAAAAAAGATTTTAATTCTTTCCGATATTCATATCCCGTACCACGATATTGATGCATTGTCAACCGCTATCCAGTGCGGCATTGATGAAGGAGTGGATACAGTTGTGCTGAATGGTGATGCATTGGACTGCCATATGATTAGTGACTTTGTCAAAGATCCAAAGAAAAGAAAATTCAAGGATGAGTTGTATGCGATGAGGACTTTCATTTATGAGTTGCGACAAACATTCCCAAACGCTGAAATAATCTATAAAGAAGGCAACCACGAAGAACGCTACTGGCGATATATGCGAGTGAAAGCACCTGAGTTATTCGACATTGATGCCTTTGATTTCGCAAGTCTTTGTCATTTGGATAAGCACAACGTACAATGGATTGAAGGTAAGAATAAATTGAACGTAGGCGGTCTATCCATCTTTCACGGCCACGAATTTGGAAAGCAATTTATCCCATCTGTAAACGTGGCGAGAGGATTGTTTTTGAAAACAAAAGCGAACGCAATGTGCGGACATCATCATCAAACTGCTGAACACACTGAGCGAGATGTAAACGGAAAAGTGATTACGTGTTGGGGTGTGGGGTGTTTGAGTGAGTTAAGTCCTGACTACAACCCATATTCAAAATACAATCACGGATTTGCAATAATTACAAGAGGAAATGGAAAAGAATTTCACGTTAAAAATTATCGCATTAATTGCGGGGTTGTGTATTAGTTTTTACGCATTGAATTTATGGAAAAATTCATGCAATGAAACTAAGGTACAATATGTACCCCACAACGATACAATCGTAGTATTAAAAGCTCGTATTGATACGCTGAAATTGGAACGCATTAAATTAAAGACCATATATGAAAAGGATATTGATACTATCTATCTTATGGATAGCACTGCCATTGATAGCGCATACGCAAAAGCTATCGAAAAACTCATTGAGATGGAAGGAGCTGGATTCTTTACGAACTGAAAGACGATTGGTTGTGTTAGCAGTTACATCATTAGAATATCACAAGCAAATGAATGCTAATCTTTGTTTGGAGAATCAAACATTAAAGACAATTAACTTGCGTAATGAGTCATATATCGGACAATTACAGCGTGATTTGTCCTATTTAAGACAAGTTAATGAAGATGAGATTAGGGCAAAAAAAAAGTGGCGCAATGCCACTCTTTTGATAGTTGGTGCGAATGTCATTTTTTTGACATCAATCTTTTTAAGTAGATAGCAAAATCAAGAGCCTCTTCATAGGCGTGCTGCATCCATTCTTTCTCCGATAAGTTAGCCTTATCCACCGTTGTTCCATACTTAATGCGCCCCATTTTCTCACGTGAGATTAAATCAGTGATGACCTCTTTATAGACATCGGACTGGCAGTTGTCAAAATCGTGCGTTATATTCATTTTTCAAATTTTTCTTTGTAATAATTTATAGGACTTAATCCATTTTCAATATCTATTCCGTAGGCAGCACCATATACATACGCATCATAAATTTCTTTTTGATGCATCTTTTCTGCTTCGTTAATGATTTTACTTCTTAAATCCAAAATACAATCTGGATTAGGTATAAATTCATTTTTCTTTAATGTTTCAATAAGCCATTTTATACAATTTTCATTCATTTCACTTGCAATTTAGGTTGTGTTTCTTGTTGTGTGCGGATATACTCCGTCAATTCTGGAAGCATCCAATAGCCATATTGCGCCAAAACCTCTGTAAATTCGGACATTTGGCGAGTTATATCAGGAAGCAAAGCACCGTCTGCATCCCAAAGCGCAGTAATAGTCTTTCCGTGTTCACGTTGGATGGACTCATTTAAGCGTTTCAATAGCATCTTCGTTTGATGGTTATAGAACCATTTGATTTCCTCGCATTCATCCCCTGCGTAGAGTGAAGCCTGCAACCACATCAGTAGGTTTAGCACCTTGATTTTTTCAAGTTCGTCTTGCGTAATTTCTGTTTTCATTTTATTTTGTTTGATTAGTTGTGTGCCAGTACATATCGCATTCATTATTTTTTAGCGGAACGTGCAGAAAATAAGATTGCATCATTCCATCAGTTGCAGTGTAACGATAACAAGATTCTTTCATTGGGCAATTCGTGCCCCTGCATTTACTTATGTCACTCATATTTTTATTTTATATAACATTCTGATTCTCCTTTAAAGTTTATTAAAGGTTTATAACTATACTTTTTAAAGTATTTTTTACATCTTAATTCAAGATCAAATATATACCCAGACTCACCTTCTATAACTTTAAGTACTTCAAAGTTATAAGGAACAGTTCTAAATCTAGCTTCTATAGTTTTTGTGGTTATACCTATTTTTATAAATGATTCATCATTATTGTATAGTCTAACTTTGTATAGCTTAGCTGTTTTAGATAACTTCATCCATTGGGATTTTGACCACCCTCTTTTTACACCACAGCATGATTTAGTTTTATCTTCTTTAATATTAGCAATAGAAGATTCCCATTCTTTATTACACAAAGGACATTGGAAAATACCTCTTTGAGCATGTTTGAAGGTACCTAAACTCTTTAGAAACTTTACACCGTTAATAAAACTACCTTCTAAAAATTGTTCGGGTTTATTTCCTTTTTTGCAACCACAACTTGTGCGTTTATTATATGTAACGTCTCTTATAAGAGATACGAATTCTTTTCCACACGTGCATTTAAAAATAGCTTTTCTTCTCTTTACATTACTTATAATCACAAAAGGTAGTTCTGAAACATAAGCTATCCCATAGGTATTAACTATATCTCCTGATGCATATTCTATTCTTTTCATAGTATTAATTTATATACTAATATACGAAATATTTCTTACATAAATTTTGTGATGTCTGCCATAGTGCTAATTTATTATGCGAATGCGTACTTTCCAAAATTCTTTTTTAATTCATAGAATGCCCTCATCATAATGGCATCAGCAAAGTCAGGAGATATACCGTGTCTCTTTTTCAAGTCCTCTTTATTGGTGACTCTTAACTTTCCATCACTATCTATTTTTTCCCTGCGTATCATCTCCAATTCTTTGACAATGGTGTCCTTGTGAGTGGACTCAAATGTGATGGCATTACTGGATATCAATTCCCCAAGTTTGAAATAGCAGTCACTTTTGAGATTCATATAATTGTCACGCACCGCTTTTGATCCGTTCAAGAACCCTTTGCACCTGATAAAGTCAACCACTCCACCACCTATCCCATCCTCATCCACCAGTACGTTAGATAATCTTACGGACTGACTTTTAATCAATTCATTGATAGTGTCTACCACCTCGTTAATTGGTTTATGTTTTAGCACCACGAACTTTTCAGCGTGTAAGTTATTCCACACTACTATCACCGTTCTATCGTCCCCCATTCGAGCAATGTCAGCAGTGATGAATTTGTCACCCAATGTAGTGGATGGGCGAAAGCATCTTAGCAAGTCATCATATTCATACAACCTATCTTTTGTCTCATCGTAGTCCCAATCCCCCTCCAATAATCTTTTGCGGTCAATATCGGGCAACATTTGAAGCGACTCAATGTAGGCTGGTAAGGTGTGCGGATTATCAGTTGGCAGTGCTTGAATAAAGCGTCTGTCCTTTCTTATTGAGCCATTACGCTGCGCATCAAAGAACTCTCTGTATAGCCATCCCTTATGTGGATTGCAGGTAAGTAGTCCTTTCGGTTTATCATTGACCAATTTATAGCGCACACGTGAATTCAAGATATTAACGCATTTTTCGCTCACCTCACTTGCCTCATCTACAAAGTAATCAGTAATTTCAAGCGAACCGAATCTACCAAAGTCGGGATCTGATGGCATATCCGCTAAATCCATCAAAATGATTTGACTTCCATTATACCAATTGATTACGTGGTCTTGACCATTGTACGTGAAATGTTTTCCTGCAATGAGATTATATTTGGTACACAATTCAAAGAACGTAGCCAATGTAGATAGTCGCAACTTTTTAAGTTCAGCACGGCCAATTAGTCCACGTGTACCCGGATACTTTAATCTCCTTTTTATCTGCCAATCACAACCAAGAAATGACTTTCCAGAACCAGCAGATCCGCCATACAACAACTGCCTACATTCATTGTCAATTGCAAGATAGGATAGTGCCTCTTTTTGTTTGTCGTGAAATTCAATCATATTAAAATAAAGATATAATAAATGGGTTTAAGTCAATTTTCCATAAATTAATGTCATTACTTGCCTTGAATCCAACGTGATTAATTTTTCCTTTTTCCCAAGTTTCATAATGAACAAAACCCAATGATTTCCAAAATTTATTAGATTCCAAATCAACTCGGCATCTTAAAGTAAAACCTAATCTTCCAAATGTTATACAAAAATCTCTACATACATCAATCAAAGCCTTTCCATAATACAACCTTCGCGCATCATTACGAATAACTATTTGTTGAATTTTTGCATATTTGTAAGATGAAATTGCAGGTGTAATCAATACATAACCAACGGGATCATTGTTCATTTCAGCAATTAAAACAGTAAAATTTCGTTCACCTCCAAAAACATATTTTTCCCAAACTGATTTTTGAATAAATCCAACTGCATTACTATTCTCCTTTTGCAATTTATCAATGAATAGCATATCTTTTATGGTGCTATTTCTGACAATTAAACCACTACCATCTTGCCATAGTACATTCAAAAGACCAGTAGAACAATTAAATTTACCTAAATTCATAACCCATCCTTTATTTTTTGTTGCAATATATGACTATCCATTATATCAGCATAGATAAGGCGAGACAATTCACACTGGTAATCATCTTTGAATCTTTGCCGAGTAATCTTATCCAATCTTTTCGCCTTATAAGCACTAATCGATTGAGCATCTAAAGTCTTTTTGTACGCCATAAATTGCCACTTCTTCCACTCATCTTCACTCCAAATCTCATCTCTCAAAATCTTCTTATCGTAGAATGTCCTGACTTTCATAGGTGCTAACATCAACACAAAGTCTCTTTTGTTTTCTCGCCACAACCTGATGTCTTCATTGAATGTTTCTTTCCAATCAACTGGTTGATCCGTTGTGTTAGATGGCAACTCAATTTTAGCTTTCTTTTTGTCAATAGCTAAGTTAGTCTTCATCTTGAAATCATTGTAGGATTTCAGAACATCTGAAAGGAAAGCTACCGACATCATCCCGAAGCACTCCACACGTGTCCATTCGCTACCCACTGCATTGAGTTGGAAGGCCAATGCCATCTCTCCTGTGGTGAGGTACGGGTAATGTGTCTGCATTGTCACGTACAGAAGATTCGTTTCCTCATCGGAGGGAAGATTCTTGATTCCATACAGCACAATCCCATAAGCAATAGACTGCTTGAAAATTGAGAGAGTAATCTCATTAATTCGTGGGGATTCAAGACTTGTTATGTATGCCTTTTCGTTAGCTGTTAACCCACTGTTGTATTGTGTCTCTTTGAATTCGACCAATTGTGTCATTGTGTTGATTTTTAGTTGTTACAAATTTAGTTAAGTCCCAAGCTGATCTCACCGCAGCTTTCCAATCTTTCATTTTATTCTTGCCATACTTCCATCCTGTATTGGTGTAGTGCGAGATAAAAACATCAGCAAAGTGTAAAGCATCTTCTGTGTTGCTATTGGGCATCCTTTCAAGGAAATAATCAGCGACCTCTTCAAGAGATGGCGCAGTGAAAAGACATCCTTTCGATTTTATTTGTTGGTTGTTCAACTGACTTTCGAGTAAGGCTATCCTCTGTTCGAGAGATTGAACCTTTAAGTATAAAGTATTCGCATCCATTTCGTAATTGTTGTTTAGTTCGTTCGCAATTATAACCATATTTTTCAAGAGTCGCAAAAAAATCATTAGCGGAATGCCTCCATTGGTCATCGCATTTATAGAGGTCGCAGAACTTTTTTGCTGAATGCAATGCACTGGAATGATCCATACCGTACTTTCGACCAATGTCTTGCCAAGTTATTTTATGGTCTGCAAATGCAGTGAATGAGATACACATAGCACGTGCATCGGCAATGGCTCTTTTGCGTGTGCGTGAGATTATTTCTTCCCTGCTCACACCAAAATAATCTTCTGCGCATTCAAATAAAATCTCATCTAATGTTTTCTTGGAATCGAAATGCACGATGAGCGCATCCAATTGCTCAATGATTTCGGGTGTGGTATTGGACATCAATTCACGTAGTAAGATGAATTGCTTACGTGATTGTACGTACATATTGTCCACAACTTTTAACAGCATCTCATTCATCACAAATAGTTTACAGGTTCGTGTTCGTTTTCGTTTTCAGCTACCGCCAATGAGATCAATTCGCATTTGTCAACTCCAATCATCTTGGATAACTTATCAATGTGCTGAATACTCATTGTGATTGGATAGGTTTCGTACTTGCGACCAGTTGGCCAAGTCACTCCCATTGCCTTAGCAAATTCGTAGGTGGATGGGTAGTGCGTTCTTATTAAGGTTCTAAATTTCATTTTAACTTTTTTAAGTAATCAATTAAATCTTGGGGACTCTCAAACGTGATGTCCCCCCTTAAAAAGGGAGGTCATCAGCGTTATTCATTTTGCCATCTTGGATAGCATCCTTGTAAGGATTTTCGCCTGTGGTTAAATAGATTTCAAAAGCCTGAGCAGTAGCGCATATCATCCCAATCTGTTGGTTGATGGGTTCGCCTTCTCCTTTATGGAGGTCAACTGCTGCCTTCAATGCTACCGCACGTGCAATATCTGCTGACTTATCTTCTTTTACAAAAGATTTACCACCTCCATTCCAAGCGGGTTTCTGCTCCTTTGCAAATTTGATATTCCAGTATCTACCATTTTGAGTATAGTCATACTGTTTTTCATCTCCAACTTTGAAGGGTGGTTCTTGCGATGCAGCAAAGCATCCACCTACATCTCCGTTTTCCATTTCAACCTCGAATTTAAAGAGGTCTTTCCACGTGCCATTGTTTTGAATGGACTTGATTTTACTTGTTTTCATATTTCTATGGTTTTGATTTTTACTTGTTTTAATTCGTTGTAAACTGATAACAACTGCGGTGGCATAATACCTTCCCAAATTTTCATCGAAGATGATGCGGTTTTGTCTTTATTGATCCCTCGAAGGCGCATAAATTTGTCTTGACAATCGTACCACACAACGAACTTATTATCTAATTTGTGGCCGTGTACCTGTGCAATTGGCATAACCCACTCCCAAAATTCACCATTGATGGAATTAACTATGTACGTTGCACCTCCATAACTACCTTTGACATTGAGCGCATCCATCCTTTGAATGCAGTCCTGCTCATCTAATTCTTTCCAATCTCTCATCTCTTATATGTTTTTTCGGTGAGTAATGCCTCCATCCTTTCAAATGGTTTGCGAGGTGATGAGTCCGCAATGTGCTGAGCAATTGCGTTAAAATCTAATTGCTCACTTGGATAACTGGATGATTGAACGCAGATGAACTTGCGTGGGTAGGTTAAATTAACACTTTTCATAACTGATACTGGTTTTTAGTTTTTCGATTAATTGCTTTGCCTCATCTACATTTATGCAGAAATCAATTTTAGATAATTTGTAGTTGTCATCTTGACGAGCGTTGATCCAATTGGTCAGCAATGTTTTGATGGCCAATGTTTCATTTTGCGTTAGGATAAATACATCAGATGTCAATGAGTTTCTATCTCGATCGAATTGGCTCAAATCAGTGCCATAGATTTCGATTTTTTTAAACTGCAACTTTCCCATATTAAATAACTTGAAAAATAAATGCCTCAACTCCGTTAACGTGATACGTGCCAGAATAAGCATGGCAGTAACCGTGTTCATCTTTGTGATACTTAATACCACGATTGTGAGCGTAATCAATTACAGTAGCGTTCGCCTGTTCCAATGATTTGCAATTGATGGCTTGTTGATGAAAGCCTTTGAAAATGTGAACTTGATACATAGTGTTTGTTTAATTGTTATGTGCAAATATATGTAAATTAATTTTGATTATGCAAGAAAAAAATTAAAATATTTTTAGTTTTCCAATGTTTTCAAGGGTTTCAAGATGCATTTTTTTTTGTAGTTGGTATCAAAATTGTGTTTAATTTAGTCCAATGAAAGGGAAAATCATCAATTCGATGAAGCCAAGAGCCAAAAAACCATTGGCAGGGGAGGCAGGTGTGCAGTTTGCGATTGTGCAATATATCAAAGTGATGTACCCAAATGCCTTGTATTGCGCATCAGCAGGGGGAATGTTCACCTCAATGAAACAAGCAATCAAGATGAAGATGACTGGATATGTGAAAGGATTTCCTGATTTACAAATATGTGAGCCAAACGAAAAATATCACGGGTTATTCATTGAGGTCAAGACTGACAAGGGTGTGGTGAGCAAAGAGCAAAAGGAATGGATTAACCAATTGAACAAACGTGGCTATTATGCTACTTATGTCAAAGGATCCGAAGAAGCCATAAAAGTAATTGATGCATATTTCTCCAACTCAATATGACCAGCACCGCAGGTTAGCCATTAATCTTTGCAGTGGCAACGTGTACGAAGCGGATGACTTACTGCACGATACACTGCTGTGCATCTTTGAAAATGGCAATGAGATACGTAATAGTGAGCATTACATCAACCACGCACTAAAAATAGCGCACTGGTCTAATCGCAGTCACTATCATAACACCATTCGCAAGTTCAATCAAATGAGTGATGAGCCTACCGAATCACAATTGCGAGACTATGAGAGCGTGACCGTGTGGTTGGGAGATAGGATAACCAATGAGCAACTTGATATATTGATTTCAAGACTTCCATTTTTTGAACGTGAGGTGTTTTATTTATATGCCTTAAATGACTTTTCGTACAATGACCTAAGCATTGATACTGGCATACCAAAGAAAGTCCTTTATAACGCAGTTAAATACGCAAAGAACGAAATAAAAA